ATATATTATTATATATCACGGTGGTGAGACAAAAGAATACCGCCCTACAATTAAGTAGGGAAGTTCTATTATCTCACTCCGTATCACGTATGGAGCCGACTTAAATCCCAGACTATAGAGATAAAATTAATTACCCCGTAACACGCTCTAGGAAAGGGTACTGATATTATTCCCCCTGAACACCACGTCGTACCTTTGTTACTGCCCTTGGTAGGTACTATTCGTTAAGTCTAGTGGAGTGTCTCACGTTCCACGTATCCACCCAATGTAGTACACTAGTTTTGAAGTAGTGCTCCCGCCGAGGATACTGATTGAACTTAACTGAGGGTCGAGTTGTCTAAGTGATCATTCTGATCTAAGTCTTAGTACAACCATTCCCAGTACAGCTTAGAGAGTGTAGTTCAAATAAAGTTCAACAAAAATAAAAAATATTTTAAAAAAAGAAGTAGGGAGAAGCTCTGCTTCGTTACGAGGATAACCGAGTATGCCGTTCGTACCAGCAATTAAAGCTAACCGAGATAAACCCCATGTAGGGAACATGCACTGGCCTGATAAGGTTCGGAAGAAGGTTGTTCGTACTTGGTTACAGACAGGTAATCTGGAAGTAACAGCTAAGCTATGTAAGATCCCATATGATACCGTACACAACTGGAGATATCGTCAACAGTGGTGGAAGGATCTAGTTGATCAGTTTCAGGATGAAGCTGATGTAGCTATGGCCGGTAGGATTAAAAAGCTTCTGGGTAAGTCTGTAGAACAGCTTGAAGATCGTATTGAGAACGGAGATTCTATCCTTGACAGCAAGACTGGGGATGTTATTAAAGTCCCACTTAAAGCTCGAGATCTAACAAATACAGTTAAAGTTCTATCTGATCGTGAAGATATCCTTATTGGTAGACAGGTAAAAGAAGCTACACAAACAGAACAGATTACGGATAAGCTGGCGATGTTAGCCAAGGAGTTTGCTAAGTTCAGTAATAAGGGTACACCAACCCTAGATATCACTGATGCTGAATACAGCCTCGTGGAGGCCCCTACAAGGGCCGTAGATGAAGGCAAACAGGAGTAATATACCTTGCCATATATGACCGACGGAAAACGTGACTACAAGCGTGAGTACGACCTCTACCACAAGAAGAAGAAACAGAAGGTGAACCGTGCTACCAGAAATGCTGCCCATCGGGACGTGGAGAAACGCATTGGACATAAGACAAGTATGGATGTGGACCACAAGAAACCTCTGTCTCGGAATGGTAATAACTCCGCTTCTAATCTCCGCCTTACTTCAGCCAGTGCAAACAGATCATTCAGTCGAAACCGTGACGGAAGTATGAAGTCACAACGTAGTCGAAAGGAGAAATAAGATCATATGGAGTTAACCAAGGATGTAATCCGAGGTTTCGTACAATCCCTACTTGCTAAGAAGTTTGATGGAGCATCACAGATTCCATACTTCCATGAGGATTGGTGGGAGATGTGTTGTTCTAAGGATGAGTTCGTAGCTATTGCAGCTCCACGAGCTCATGCAAAGAGCACAGCTATCAGCTTCTGCTTCGTTCTAGCAGCTATTCTGTTCCGTAAGCATACCTTTGGTATCATCTGCTCAGGTACATCTAGTACATCAGTCCTGTTCCTTCAAGATATTAAGAATGAGATACAGGATAATGTAGAGATTCAGAACCTGTTTGGTATTAAGAGGGATAATGACGGTCGAGTTATCTTTGCTAAGGAGACTGAGGATGACGTTATTATCCAGTTTGAGGATGGATATCAAGCTCGTCTACTAGCTAAAGGTGCTGAACAGAAGCTTCGGGGTATTAAATGGGGATCAAAGAGACCTGATTTAATTGTAGGAGATGACCTTAAACATTTATATTGAACTATTCATCATCCTCTAGTGTCTAAGAAGACAAAAGGAGGGTAGTATGAAATCTTGTAGAGTTTGTTTAGTAGAAAAAGATCTAACAGAGTTTCCAAAAGAGACTCGAAACTTAGATGGTCTTTCTGGAACTTGTAAAACTTGTCATGCTGAGCGAAAGCAAAGGTGGCAGGAAATAAATAGAGAGAAATCTCGAAGCCAGAAAGCAGCCTACCGTGAGAGACATCCTGAAAAGGATAGGGAATCTAAGTTAACTCATTATAGGAAGAATAAAGAAGTCTATAATGAGGCAGCAAAGGAGTATGCTAGGAGAAATCCTGCTTGGAAAGCCTCTTGTTGTGCTAAGCGTAGAGCACAGAAAAAGAAAGCAATACCTCCTTGGGCAGATCTTAAAGCTATTAAAGATTTTTATCTTCAGGCAGGTGAGTTGGGATTAACTGTAGATCATATTATTCCACTACAAAATGATTTAGTTTGTGGACTACATGTACTAGAGAATCTCCAGCTATTAACTCTAGAAGAAAACTCAAGCAAGAGTAATAAGTTTGATATTGAGGCATGGTAGAGTAATCTATCTTGAAACACTAGGTGAAAACGGGGGAAGTCTTACTGAGATTATCCCGTCGGAAGCAGCGAAAGCTGAACCGCTAACGACTATCCGAGTCATCGGAGTACACTCAAGTGAGTGGAAGCGCCTAGCCCCAGTAATGGGTGATGATATAGTCTGTTCTATATGGTGACATATAGCTGGATTAAAGATCCGGGATTAGTCTAACGAACTAGTCTGAACATAAAGGAGGATGATGAACAGGTACTAAATAAGGATCGTCGGGAGAAATTCCGTAAATGGTTCTATGGTGCACTACTCCCATGTCGTGCTATTGGTGGTAAAGTCATTATTGTAGGTACAATCCTCCACCTAGACTCACTTCTTGAACGTTTAATGCCTATTGAGAATGCTAAAGATACTATTAGAGAGGAACTAATTACCTACTCGACCCGTCCTAAACGTACATGGAAGTCAGTTAAGTATAAAGCACACAATAAAGACTTCTCAAAGATACTATGGAAAGATAGATATGATAAAGAATGGTTCAAAGCCAAGTTCGAAGACTACTCCAGTCAAGGCTTATCTGACATCTACGCCCAAGAATTCCTTAATGAGCCTTTGGACGAATCAAACGCGTTCTTCAAAAGGGGGGACTTCCTCCCCATCAGGAAAGAAGACCAAGAAAAGAAGTTAACTTTCTATGTAGCAGCAGACTTAGCTGTGTCACAGGCTCAGAGGGCTGACTACACAGCTATTGTAGTGGGTGGTATGGATGAAAGTGGTATTCTCCATATCAAAAATGTGATTCGTGAGCGTATGGACTCTATGGAGATTGTTAATACTCTCCTAATGCTTCATAGATTGTACGATCCGCACATTATGGCTATTGAAGAAGGTGCTATTTCTAAGGCTATTGGTCCCTTTTTACGTGAGCAGATGATTGCTACGGGAACTTTTCCTAATGTTATTGGTCTCAAGCCTTCTGCAGATAAGATTACCCGAGCACGGTCGATACAAGCTAGACTCCGTGCAGGAGCAGTAAAGTTTGATAAGGAACAAGACTGGTACTCAACCCTAGAGGAAGAGATGGTCCGGTTCCCTAGAGATAAACATGATGACCAAGTAGATGCTATGGCATACCTAGGGTCAATTATAGATAAAATGGTGGTAGCTCCTACTATAGAAGAGCAGGAAGAGGATGACTACCTTCTTGAAATGCAAGAGTCCGGTAATGCTGAAGAGGGCCGGAACGAGACAACTGGGTATTAATAAATGGAAAAACATCTAGAGAAGTTACAAGAGTTTATTAACGACGAGAACATCGCCGCTTCTCTTGATGAGGATAAACTCATTGAGATTGGTCAAGAATGTAAGGCTGGATATGAATCAGACCTTAAATCTCGTGCTGAGTTTGAGAGAATGCTTGATCAGTGGACTGAGTTAGCTATGCAAGTAGCTAAGAAGCGTAGTTATCCTTGGGATGGTGCTTCCAATATCAAGTATCCACTACTCTCCACAGCAGCTATGCAGTTTGCTGCTCGTGCCTACCCAAGTCTAGTGCCTTCTAATGGTCAGGTTGTACGTTTTAAGACTGTTGGTAATGATCCAGATGGTAGTAAGATGGATCGTGCTAAACGTCTTGGTAAGTACATGTCTTACCAGATCCTAGATGAGATGGAAGAATGGGAAGAGGAGATGGATAAACTTCTCCTAGCTCTACCTATTGTTGGGACAGTCTTTAAGAAGACCTATTGGGATAATGTTAAGCAACGTAACTACTCGTGCTTAATTCTTCCTAAACAGTTAGTTGTTAATTACTGGGCTAAAACTCTAGAAGATGCTGAGCGTATCACTGAGACTATGACTCTCTCAAAGAGAAAACTTAGGGAGAAACAATTAGCAGGTATTTATTTAGATGATATTAAATTAGGTGATCCTCAAGCTGATTCAGATCAGAGGAGTGATCTAACTTCAGGACTTACAAAACCTGATCAGGATAATACTACTCCCTACATGATCCTTGAACAGCATACCTATCTTGATCTTGATGAGGATGGTTATGCTGAGCCTTATATTGTTACTTTAGAAGAGCAGTCTGGTAAGGTACTACGTATTGTAGCTCGTTTTACACAGAAAGGTGTTATTCTTAATGAGGCTAATGAGCTTATCCGTATTGACCCTACTTTATATTATACTAAGTACTCTTTCGTACCAAACCCTGATGGTGGTTTCTACGATATCGGTTTTGGACGGCTACTCGGTTCCCTAAACGATTCTGCGGATACGCTGATTAATCAGCTCGTAGATGCCGGTAGCCTGTCCAATCTACAAGCAGGCTTTATTGGTAAAGGTCTGCGTATTAAGATGGGTCAGGCTAAATTTAAGCCTGGTGAGTGGAAAGAGGTTAATGCCACTGGAGATGACATCAAGAAGCAAGTCTTCCCCTTACCTGTTCGTGAACCTAGTCCTGTCCTAATGCAGTTACTCCAGTTCCTGATCCAGTCAGGTAAGGAACTAGCTTCTGTTGCTGAGATCTTCGTAGGTAAGATGCCTGGTCAGAATACTCCAGCTACTACTACAATGGCTACCATTGAGCAGGGTATGAAGGTATTCACAGCCGTTTATAAGCGTATCTTCCGTAGTCTTACGAAAGAGTTTCGTAAGTTATATCTACTTAATCGTGAGTATGCTAATCCTCAGGAATATATCTCAGTTCTGGATGTTGAGATTCAACAATCAGATTTTGAGGGTAGTGAGGATGATCTAGTTCCAGCAGCAGATCCACAAGCTACTACTGGTCAAGAGAAACAAGCTAAGGTAGAAGCACTAGGAAAGATTCTCCAGTTGGGAACTTTAAACCCGATGGAGTTTACTAAGTACTATCTTGAAGCTTATGAGATTCCTGCACCAGAACGCTTTATCATGCAACCACAACCTGCAGGACCTTCTCCTGAGCAACAGCAGGCGCAACTTGAGGCTCAAATTGCTCAGCAGGAGAGTCAGCAGAAGATGCAAGTTGAGGAACATAAGCTTAGATTACAATCAGCAGCAGCAGCTCAGAAAGCACAACTTGAGGCAGAAGCTAGTAAGCGTAAGATTCAAGAAGCAGCTATTATGGGAGATCTAAAGTCTCGTGAGATCATGGCTAATGCTAATGCTAAGTTACAACAAGGTAATATGCAGCACGCTCAGAAGATGATTCAATCTCAGCAGAGTCATGCTGTAGCACTACAACAACAGAAAGAAAAGAAAGCAGCAACTCCAGCTAAACCTAAGAAAGGATAAACTAGATGGAAATTACCAAACAAGATTTTCTTGATTGGAAGCAGGACAGAATCACTAAAGAGTTTTTCTCAGCAATACTAGAGCGAATTGAGGATGGAAAAGACATCCTTGCAACCCAGGCAGGATTAGATCCAATAACTGATAACTTCTATCGAGGTTTCATTTATGCCTACAAAGAAGCACTAGAATTTAGAGTAGACTCTGAAGAGGAGAATTAATTTGCTAACACCAGTATTACATAGAATTATTGTTAAGCCTCGTAAAGTTGAGGAAGCTAATGAGACTTACAAGAAAATGAAAGCCCTTGGCCTTGAGATTCCAGATACAAATGATCGGAAACGTGAGGACAAGGCAGTAGAGATTGGTACAGTAGTATCAATTGGGGATACAGCATTCCTAGACTTCAAGGCTAATGTTATCCCTAAAGTAGGTGATTCCGTGTATTATGCAAAATACTCTGGAAAAACTGTTAAGGACTCAGATGATTCTGAGTACTTAGCTCTAAACGATGAGGATATCATCGCAATTATTTCTTAATTAGGGAACTTTTAATGACTACAGACAGTCTAAGCGCAGAAGTAGGGGAGCAAATCCCAGAATCAGAGACTACTGAAATTGTACCAGAGAGTACAGAACAAGTAGAGTATTCTGATGTAGAACTAGAAGCAATGGAGCAAGGGTGGAAACCTAAGGACCAATTAGCAGAGGGTAAAGAGTTTATCTCTGCAGAAGAATTCATCCGTCGTGGTGAACTCTTTAGTAAGATCGATGTTATTGGAAAAGAGCTCAAGAATACCAAACAAGCTCTCAAGATGTTACAAGAGCATCATGGGAAAGTTCGGGAAACTGAGTTTAATAGAGCTCTAACTTATCTGAAAGCTCAGAAGAAGGAAGCCCTTCTTGAAGGAGATGCAGATAGGATCATTGATATTGATGACCAGATTGCTGAGGTCAAAGCACAGCGTCAGGTAGAAGAGAGACAAGAAAAGCAACAAGTAACGCAACCAGACCCGCGCTTTGTTAGTTGGGTGGAAAAGAATGCGTGGTATGCTCAAGATATTGAGCTAAAGACTTTTGCTGATGAGGTAGGTTTGGCTAGGCAACGTAGTCATCCTGAAGAAGATCCCTCAGATATCCTTAAGTATGTTGGTGAACGGGTACGTAAGGCTTACCCAGAGAAATTCACTAACCCAAATAGAACTCGTCCAGCGGCTGTAGAAGGCCGAGCAACTCCTAAGGGAGCAGCTAGATCTCAAGATGATTTTGAGATGTCTGATGAAGAGAAACGTGTCATGAATACTTTTATTCGTCAGGGTGTAATGACTGCTGAAGAATATAAAGCTGAACTAAAGAGAGTGAGAGGTTAATATGAGTCGAGTGACTACTAGAGTGGAACGCCCTCGTCGTACATCTATTAACGGAGTACGTAACGTTTTGACCGTTTCAGGCAAAGAGCCTGGATTTGTATACCGTGTAGTAAATGATGTCGGTGATCGCATTGAGCAGTTGAAGGCTATTGGCTACGAAGTAGTCGAAGATTCCACTGTTCAAGTTGGTGATC